AGGGACGGTAGGCAGTGACGATCACCCGACCGACCTACGCCACGCGAGAGATGGCGCAGCGGGCCGCCGACCTGAAGAAGGTCGCGTACAACGCCGCCCAGATCGACCGGGCGCTCGAGTCGGGCTCGGACACCGTGGACGGGGTTCTGAACCGTCGGTTCTACCCGCTGACCACGACGCGCTATTTCGACTGGCCCAACCACCAGTACGCGCGGCCGTGGCGGATCTGGTTCGACCAGCACGACAACGTGTCGGTGTCCGCGTTCACCTCCGGCGGCACCACAGTTGCGTCGACCGACTACTTCCTGCGTCCCGATCACGGCCCGCCGTTCACCCACCTCGAGATCGACCTGGAGTCCTCGGCTTCACTGTCGGCCGGCGCCACCCACCAGCGGGCGCTGGCGATCACCGGGGTTTGGGCGTACGACGGCAACACCGCCGCATCGGGGATCCTCGCCGAGGCGCTGGACGCCTCGGAGACCGCGGTCGACATCTCCGACTCCTCCCTGATCGGCGTCGGTGACGTGATCTTGGTCGAGTCCGAGCGGATGCTCGTCGTCAACAAGACGATGCGCGACACCGGGGTCAACATCGACGCCGGGGACTCGCTGACCGCCAGCAACTCCGACGTGGGGATCACCGTCTCCTCGACGACGAACATGCCGGTCGTCGACGAGGTGATTCTGATCGACTCGGAGCGCATGCTCGTGGTCGACGTGTCCGGTTCGCTGATGACAGTCAAGCGCGCCTATGACGGCTCCACCATCGCGACGCATTCGGCCAACGCCGACATCTACGCCCTGCGCACGCTGACCGTCACCCGGGGAGCCTTGGGGACTACCGCGGCTACGCACGGGGATACGACGGCGATCAGCCGCTATGTCTACCCGCCGCTGGTGCGGGATCTGGCATTGGCGTTCGCGCTCGAGCAGTTGGGCCAGGAGGGTTCCGGCTACACCCGCACCGCCGGCGAGTCGGCCCGGGAGACGCTGGGCACCGGTATCGACTCGCTGCTGAAGCGGGCCATGGAGACCCACGGCCGCAAGGCACGGACCCGGGCGATATGAGCTTCGTCGTCACCGTCTCCGGACCCCTGTTCAACGGGCAGGCGGCGAGAGCGGCCAAGGAGTACTGCGACGAGCTCGAAAGAGTCGTGGCGGACCAGGCTCTCGCCGACGCGATGGGCATCATGGACGCCTCGTTCAAGAACCCGACCCCGTACTACGAGACGCAGATCATCGCCCAACCCAGAGGCGAGGACACGGTCGTCCACGACCGCAAGATCGTCTACGGGCCATGGTTGGAGGCGGCGCTGCGCAGCTACCGCCGCGGCAGCTTCCAGGGCTACCACTCGTTCCGTCGTGCCGCTGAGTCGGTGCGGCAGAAGGTGATGCGGCTGGCCCAAGCCACCCTGCCGACGTTCCTACGACGGATGGGCTGATGGACTCCGCCGCCATCTTCGCCGCCGTCCAGTCCCACGCCCAGGGTCTGGGGATCTTCGACCACGTCAACACCCACCCTGCGATGAACCCGCCCGGCAACCACATTGTCGCCTCGATCGGGCTGGGCCCGATCCGCGGAGTCGGGAACATCTCCGGCCTGGCCGCCACGTCGGGTGTCGTGACACTGCTGAACCGGGTCTACCGCAACATCCAGACCGAGCCGCAGGACCAGATCGACATCGATGTCTTGAAGGCGGTGGACCTGCTGTTCGCGGCGTACTCGGGCGACTTTGAGCTCGGCGGGCTGATCCGCAACGTCGACCTACTCGGCCAGACCGGCACCGCGTTGAGCGCGCAGCCGGGCTGGCTGCAGTGGCCCGATGGCGGGACCTACCGGACGGTCGACATCACGCTCCCGCTGATCGTCTCGGACATCTGGTCGCAAGCAGCGTAGGAGGTTCGTGTGGCCAAGCAAGCGGGCATGGGTGACAACTTCTACATCGGTGGATATGACGTCTCCGGTGACACGTCAACCCTGTCCCGCATCGGCGGCGGTCCGGCTCCCTGGGATGTCACCGGTATCAACTCCAGCGCCTTCGAGCGCATCGGTCTCCTCCGGGACGGCGCGATGGAGTGGGTGAGCTTCTTCAACGACGCCGCCCTCGCTGCTCATCCGGCGCTGTCGAGCCTACCGACAACCGACCGGATCGCGACGTACTTCCGCGGGACGACGCTGGGCAACTCCGCGGCGTCCGAGGTCTGCAAGCAGGTCAACTACGACCCGAACCGCGGGGCTGACGGAAGCCTGACCATCGGCGTGCAGGCCCTGTCCAACGGCTACGGCCTGGAGTGGGGCGTCCAGTTGACGGCCGGCAAGCGGACCGACACCGGCGCCACCAGTGGCACCGGTGTGGACCTCAGCACCGGCTCCCTGTCATTCGGCGCTCAGTTCTACCTCCAGGTGTTCTCGTTCGCCGGCACCGACGTGACTGTCAAGATCCAAGAGTCGTCGGACAACGGCGCGGGTGACGCGTGGGCCGACGTGACCGGCGGTGGATTCACCGCGATCACCTCCGCGCCGGGCGCCCAGCGGATCGCCACCGCAACGAACCTCACCGTTGAGCGGTACCTGCGCGTGACGACCACGACCTCGGGCGGGTTCACGTCGCTGGTGTTCGCCGTACAGGCCGTAAGGAACTTGGCGACTCCCGCCTTCTAGCGATGAGACCCCTCAACCGTATCGACCCGGTCGGGACTGCCTACTCGTACAAGACGTACGCCATCGCGTCGCCGATCTCGACCCACTACCGAGACGGGACGTGCGACGAGTTCGGCTGTCTGGCCCAGCGCAACGGGTGGAAGACCGTCATCGACGAGTCGACGGCGCTCGGCCAGCGGCAGGCGCACTACATCCGCCACGACCGGCGCAAGTTCACCGAGACCCGCACCGAGGCCGGGCTGACGGAGTTTGCTTTCGAGGCCGGCCAGAAGTGCTTCGCGACACACAAGGTCCCGCTCGAGCGGCCGGAGTTCTTCGGCGTCCTCGGCGGCGACTACCGACTGCATGACAACCGGTGGGGCGTCGCGCGGCAGCAAGGGCAGCTGACGGTGCACACCAAGCCGACCAACTGGGTCGACGACTTCGCAACACATCAGGAACGACTCTCCCGGGTCGTCAACGGATAGGAGTTCCATGGCCAAGGGCATCTTCAGCCAAGAACTGGTCGACGCACTGGTGCGCGCCCGTGTGGTCGATGATCCGAGATACGTACGGCGTGTGGTTCTCGACATTCAGGTGGGCGAGCCGGTCAAGGTCTACGTCGAGCGATACACCGACGACAACACCCGTCTCGTCGACGTCATCAAGGCGGTCGGCATTGAGATCCAGCGAGAAGGAGGGCAGTAGCCATTGCCAAGGAAAGTGGGCTCGCGTGGACTTCGCTGTCCATCGATGACAGCGGTGGCACCCTCCGCGACATCCGAAATGACCTTACCAACATCGCGTTCTCTACGCCCCGCGGCGTGCAGGATGTCACGGGCATCGACAAGTCCGCCATGGAGCGACTCCTGCTCCTGGCCGACATGTCCATCACCATGAACGGCGTCTTCAACGACGCGGCCGCGCCGTCGGCGCACGACTGCTTCAAGACGGTCCCGTCCACGTCCGTGGCCCGTGAGATAACGCTGAACGTGTCCGGCCAGATCCTCGGCACGACACCGACGGTGACGCTGATGCTGACCGACTACTCGCTCACGCGTGCGCAGGACGGATCGCTCACCTTCACCGTTCCTGGCGTGCTCGCAAACGGCGCAGTTCCCACGTGGACTACGTGATCAACTAAGGAGTTCGTAGTGGGATACGTCCCGACCCGCACTACGTACAAGCTCGTCTTCGAGGACCCGCAGTACGCGGGCCTTGAGGTCATTACCAACGCTGGCCGGCTCGGCGACTACATGGAGATCGCCAAGTTGGCCAACGTCGACTGGTCCCCGCCGTACACCGTCGAGCAGCTCGACCAGGTGGAGGAGTTGCTCAAGGCATTCGCTGGCGACCCGAAGGACCGGAAGAACTATCCCGGCGTTCTGGTGTCGTGGAACATCGAGGATCCGAAGCCGATCCCGGCGAACCTGACCGGGTTGAAGTCGCTAGACCTGAAGCTGGCGATGGCGATCATCGTTGCGTGGATGAACGCTTCGGCGGGCGAGGCAGTCCCTTTGGACCGCGATACAGACCTGGAGGCCGGACTTCCGATGGACGTCGCATCCTGACGGACTGGGAGATCCAGGATCTGCGGTGGGTGGCCGCCATGTGCGGCCGCTTCCACTGTCTTCCGAGTCAACTGAAGGCTGAGCCCGCCTGGGAGTTCCTGGCGATGCTGAGGTTGGAGGGCCGGTGACCCAGCCCAACGTCGTCGAGATCGTCGTCCGGGTCAAGGACCAGACCGGGCCTGAACTTCAGCAGGTTCAGAAGAAGGCCAACGAGGTCGGGTCTTCGTTCAAGCGGATGGGCGAGATTGCCGCCGGCGTGCTGGTGGCGCAGGGAGTCCAGGCCGGCGCCCGCCGGGTCGTGGCGCTGATGCAGTCGACGGTGAACGCGGCGAAGGATCTCGGCGAGTCCGTCAACGCGGTCGGGAAGATCTTCGATTCGTCCACCGACAAGGTGATCAACTGGGGCAAGGAGAACGCGAACTCGTTCGGCCTGAGCCAGCGAGCGTTCAACCAGGCGATCACTCCACTCGGCGCGATGTTGAAGAACACCGGTATGTCGATGGACGAGGTCGCCGACAACACGATCAAGCTGACCGAGCGTGCCGCGGACATGGCGTCGGTGTTCAACGTCGAAGTCCCCGAGGCGCTGTTCGCCATCCAGGCGGCGCTTCGTGGTGAGACGGAACCGATCCGCCGCTTC